AAAGAAGATAACCAACAGTTGTGGTAGTTTTACCAACCTGACGAGGACATTTAGTAATAACGAAACGATTATCTTTAAACAGACTAATCATTTCTTTTTGAAAGTCCCACATCTTAAAATTAATGAGGCCTTCATCCACGTTTACAATCTTAATATAGTTCATACAAAAATATACTGGATCTTCAGCACACTTTACATATTCTTCTACTTGTTCTTTAGTATATTGATGGTCAACACCTACCTTTTTAAGTAGGGGATTATCACGATACGAATCTTTAGTGTTCATTAAAATAGATTTTCAATTTTTATTTTGGCATGAGGTGAATGTGGGTCATTTAAGTAATCGGTACCAAAATGTTCTACCATACATTCTTCTGGTATATTTAGAGGAATAGCTGCTCTGTGTGGTAAACCGGAAGGAACATGAACATACATATTGCCTAAATTGGCTGACTCTCTGATACCGTATGAATGTTTTTGGCCAAAAGAATAATAATTTGATTGTATATGTTCTTCAACCAATTCTCTATCCATAATAAACATACCTTGATAAGGTTCAGAAAGAAAAACAAATTCTTGGCCTTGAACTTTAATGATTGGCCGATGTCTTTGTTTATGTGTGCAATCTAATGAATAGATTTGACCATCTTTATCTTTTTGTATTCTATGTACCGCAGGTATAAAGTTTAAATTGTTTCTTAAAAATAAACTTCTAGTTTGGTTCCAATAGTCAAATGTTTTTTTGGTAACATCAATGTTGCCTTCCAAATATGCAAAATGAGTATACTCAGATGCAAGAAATTCTGGCATATATTTTTTGTGTTCCCATGTATAGTTATATGGGTCTGAAAGTTCAGTAACACGAATATCCAAATTACTATCAAAATTTACATTACTATCAATAACAATTTTAATATTTGGTATATCTGAAAGATTTTTTAGTGTTCTTTTAAAATTTTCTAATCTATCTTCAACATAATAAAAACACAAATTCACCCAAAGCTTCATTCTTTCCCTTTTAATAATTTATTTAATTCAGCAGTAGAACCTACAAAAATGGCTTTATCAATATTGGTGCCAGATTGTTTTTTCTTTTCTTCATCCATATCACGCATCTGTTTTTGAATATTGAGTAGTTCTTTATTGGCATCTACCATATTTTTGAGTAGAGTGCCATAGACTTCAAATGCTCGTGGATGTTGGCCTGCTTTGGCAATGTTTAGTATTTCTTCCATTGCTTCTTGGCCTTGGTCAATAATACCTTGTAGATTTTCTTTTGATTGCTGATAAGCGTCTGTGAGATCCTGTTTTAAATCAGGCTCATTATATTTTACCGACACCATAGGAAGTTTTTCTTTTTTTTCTTCTGGTATTGGTGCAATATCAAAAACATCAGATAAAGTTTTATTCAAATCATTCATCTTTTATACTCCAAACCTTCCTCTGTCTGCTGTAAAATTCTGTGAAATTTGTTCTGCTGATAAAGCTATATTATAAAGTTGAGCTATTGCTATATTGCCATTAAAATATCTCGCTGCAGCTTCATCCCAAGCAATCTTTATATCGTCTAAAACACTACTACCATGACTAACGGTGTTAGTGGCGGTGGTGATTCCACTTGTTTGACATAGATATGCCGTTGCTGCCGTGCTTGTAACAGAAAGCGCTATCATACACCATGTCGCATCTGGTATTGTTAATCCACTATTCCACAAATAAGTATTACTCGCACCGTTCCAATGATAACCAAGTAGATTGAGTGATTGAAAATTGATTCCAGTAACACTTGTTCCTCTGGAAAAGAAAATGCCATCAAATTGGCCTTGAGTTCCGTTTCTTCTTATCCAAGTTACAAATGTTGCTGCTGTGACTGTGAGTGACCCGGTACATTGAACATAATCATTAGTACCATCAAAAACAATAGACCCGCCATTCGTGGCACTATAAGTTGGCCCATTCGTTAATGTCCCATTGCGACCATTAACAGTTAAATCAGTCCAAGTTGTGCCACTTCCCGGATAACTAGAAGCATTACCTGCATCCAAATACAATTGTAAGCCAGTTGTTACAATGCTAGGTACAGTATCTCTGATTGTAGCACCAGAAAGAGTCACACCAGAAATGTTCATAATTTAAGGATATTCAGTTATAATTGTGTTTGCTGTCCAAGTATTCGCCAAAGCCACATTAGCATTTGCTGGTTGTGGTCTTATATCTATCTGAACTAATTTCTGAGGCACAGGAGAATAAGAAGTAAATTTATAATTTGCGCTACCACTAGTGGACTGAATAGGTAAATTAGAAACAAAATTTCCGTTAATATTTTTTAGTTGTAAAATATTGTTATTAAATGCCACCACTTTACCTGTTGCAATTGCCAAAGGTGCAGAGAATCCTTGATAAACTGTTTCACCAATTTGATAAGTGCCTACACCTGAGTTTGAGTTAATTGTAAATTGAATCACATCATCTTCAGTAATTTGATTGTAGATAGATGTGATTGAATGTGTGATTGGACCGCCTGTATCTGTTATTTGACCAAAGATGAATCCTTTAACCGTAAAATTGATTGTCCAAATGATAACACGAGTATCTCTTTCGTAACCACCTTCATAATCAATATCTTGTGCCGATGAATTTAATACAACAGGAATGTTTTTCACAATACCCATTTCAGGTATCATGTTAAGTTTCATTGTATAATCAGGAGTAAAATAAGATAGTATGTGTTCCATAATCTGTGTACCATCTTCAATATTACGCACATACAGATATAGATTAAAATCAAAATTATATGGCACAGGATTATATTGTGATACTAGTCCTGCTGCCGTCTGTGCAAACTGTTTTACATTGGTGTTTTGTTTACGAGTTGTATCATAGGTAAAACCCGTTAACTCAAATGACATTCTTGGTAATGTAATCTGTGTCTTTTTATTTAATTGTGGATCAGTTTCTAAACGAGTAACATAATCTTCTTTTGGTGCATATACAATTGGCACAATCATTCGTTGTGCTTCAGACAAATCTGGATTGTATCGAACTAAAGTAATATCGTTAAATAAGTTGCCAAAACCTATTACATACTTACGAAGTGCACGGTTATAAAATGTGTTGGCCATTAGATTTGTCCAAACGGATTAGTTTCAGAAAAGTTTACAATTGAATTGGCAGAGTTTTCAATAATGTAATTATCATACGAATCATCTTCTACATTGTCACTTAATGGATCATATGAAGATATTATGTATTGTGCATTACTTGTGGCGCCAACAATTTTAATTGAACCACCTTCAATAAACTCACCAGCAATATTAGAAACCGACAATGTATTGGCAGTAGCAGTATTGGCACCACGAACCCATGATTGAACAATAGCTACAGCAGTTGCATTGGCTTGTGTGTTGGCTGACGATTGATAAACAATTTCACCATATTGATAATTACCCACACCAGCACCAAGATTAAGTTCAATAGTATATGTAGATTGTGTGGCCGCATCATCGATGTCAGATACACCTGTTGCAATTAATTCACTAGAGAACTTGAATTTCTCAAGGTGCAATTCATAGAAATAGGGTGCTGGTCGACCAAGCATATAGAAATCTCGGTCTTGGTCAGTAAATGTAATTTCATACAATTCACCTGTGCCATTAAGAAAAGGAATCCAAATTAAATCACCTTCTCTTGGTCTTGTAAATGTATTTTGTGGAATTCGTTGTGCAAATGACCTTTTTGAAATAATAACTTTACTGTGGTTTTTAATTTCAAGGCCAAATTTAGAAAAGAATTCTTTTTCACCGGTATAGTTGAGTGCTTCTGAAAGATAAAATTCAACAGGAAAAGCAGAAGTAAATTTCTTAACAGGATCTTCACCATATAATAAATCACGAGCTTGGTCATTATCATTTGGAAGATAGTATCCATCAAAACCCATAATTTTTATGGATTCTACAATTAGATCCTCAACTAATCTTTGTTCAGCAAATTGAGAATTATAGTTATTAAAATATTGAGAAGTAGCCATTGTGTCTTTTGATTAGTTCATAAAAAATTCAAGAACACCACCAT